GGGACGCACGCAACAGCGCCGAACATGAAAAAATGACACGCAGGCTTGCCGAGATCCTGATCGAATTTGCGGCCAGATTAGCCGCCCGTTCGGAGGAGTCAATGAAAGTCGATCGGATTACAGCCTGGCTCTCCGGTGGCTCGTTCTTGCTCATGGGACTCATGGCGATCTTGAGATGACTCACAGCCACGGGCCAGAATCTGTATCCCCCGAGACACGTGGTCCTCTAGGCGCTCAAGGGTTTCGTCGCGCTCCAGCAGGTCCATGGCGACGTCGATACCTGCCCGCGCTTTGGAGAAATCGACGGTCCAACTGGTGTCAGGCGAAAGGGGCAAGTCCGGCCGGTCGGTGGCCACGCATCCGCCGTGGAAGTCGAACTCACGGCGCGCGAGCAGCAGCACGTCGCGCACATAGGCCAAATCGGCATCAGCAGTCCGCGCGCCCGCTTCAGCCCGCCGCGCCGCAGCTCTCGCTCGGTGCGCCTCGCACACAGCCAGGCAGACCAAGACAAGCGCCAGAACCAGCGCGCCGGAGAGGATGAAGATGGGGAGATGTGCCATGCCCCAGTGTCAGCACCGGGGCGGCCGCGAGCGAACCCTGGCCGGGGGTTGGCCTAGAAGTGTGCACGGCTGCACAGGAACGACCCCAATGGAAATGCTCCGAGATGGAGCTTAGGCTCCACCGCGAAAGCTCGCGGCGGAGGGGCTCTTGTGAGCACCAGAATCACGCCGCTGAGCGCTTCCCTCTGCAAGCCGGGCGCGCCATGATGGACCATCAGCCCAGCATCACGCGCACCCGGATACAGCAATGCTGAGGATTGTGTGATCACTCGGCATGAACTTAGGGGTTCGTCGCATTTGCAATTGATTGCACGCGATTCCACTCGGTTAGCAATAGCACTGTATGCAAGCCCACTATTTGGAGAGACAAAATGTAACTACACTTCTATCAAATTAAGCAAGGAACAATTGCCGCATGGAATTCCGACAATTCGACAGAGAGTCTTACGAAGCCACCCTCGACAAGTGGCGTAGCGAAGCAGAGCAATACGACTTCTTCCCAGAAGAAGTTGAACGCAAGCTCTGCTGGATTGACAACGCTCTTACCACTGCCGAATCCGCCGTTACCTCGCAACAGACCGTGATCCCGTACGGGGTGTTCCAGCCGGGCTCGATAGTGGCCGCAGCAACATGCGAGTTGGTCCTGTCGGATCGAGGATCGTTGTCCGACAAGTGGCTCAAGCTGCTCAAGGTTACGATGTCCCCAGAGATCGAAGCGCTGAGCGAAGAAGAAGACCTAGCAGCAATCGATACGACGATTCACGCGTATCGCGCGGCGACACTAGGGGCATACAGTGCTAGGCTCGAACACGCGGCTGATACACTAAAGTTGTTCGGTCGCAATGCCGACCTACAACGCTTTCAGATCATGCTGATGGCGTTCATCCAACAGGATCCGGAACATAGTTCCATCGTGGCCAGCAAGCAAGGACGCTGGCTAGTTTTGAAGTCCGCCACTACAACCGAGGAATGCCTATGAGCACGCAACACCCTACTTCTGCCGCCTTCGTCAGGAAGATGCAGCAGCATTCGGAAGAGCTGCGCTGTCTGGCTCGCGCTTTTGATCAAGCTGTCTTGGCTTTTGAGCCTCAGAAGCTGGCAGCAGCCCTCCGCGAGGAGAAGGTGGCCAGCTGAACCCAGCCACCCTCACCGAAGCCCGCCCTGTGCGGGCTTTTTGCTTCTTGGCTCCACCCCTCATCCCGACATGATCAAACAGTTCTTTGTACAAACGGTTTTGACGATCGGCATGCTCTCTCCTGCGTTCGCAGCTGACTACGCTACCTGCCTACTGGACAAGCTCCCTGGGGTCAAGAACGCCCCGGCCCACGCAGCGGCGCTGAACCTCTGTGCCCAGCAGCACCCTGACAAGTTCTTCGAGGTCCGCCGCGGCTCAGGGCGTGGCCTGCTGGGACCGAAGTCACCAGAGCAATGCACGCTGGACAAGGCGCGCGACACGTCCTGGCAGCCGGCAGCAGGGATGATCATGCGCGCGTGCGGGTGCCTGTACACGCCGAGCGCGGGCCCGACGGACATGTGCGAGCGGTATCCGCTGTCAGCTGAGATTCGCGCGCAGCACCCGGCCGTCAAGACCGATGCAGACCTGCTGAAGCTGGAGACGCACTACCGGAAGATCTACGCCGCGCACCCGGACGCCGATGCTCTGTTTGCCCGGAAGGACTTCTGGGCCTGGGTGACGCAGGACAAGGGCCGCGAGCAGGCCCTGGCCAAGGGCTCCACGGCCGATGTGGTCAGAGTGCTGGAGGAATTCAAGGGACAGCTCGACTGGTGGAAACGCGACGCCGTCCCTTTGAATTAAGTCTTCCGATACTGCTTGCCATCGGGGCCGACATACACCGAGCCCGAGGGTAGCGCCGCAAGGGCTCGCCGGCCTGCGTCATCGTTCGTGATGGTCTTCGGCCCGCCCGCCATGCCCCCATCAACCTGCTGCACCTCACCCGTGACACTGTTGTGCCGGATGATGCTGCCCTGGGTTGTTGACCCGTCTGCATTCTTGGTCGCTGGCGTGACCGTGACCTTCCAGGGCGACTGCTCGGTCTCTCCGCTGATCGCGCGCGGGGACTGCTGGGCCTGCTGACGCTGCTGGGGTGTGGCGTTGGGATCGAGGAAGGTCTTGCGCAGCTGCTCCTCCTGCTGCAAGGCCCTCGACTTGAACCCGCGCGCCGCGATCTCCGAATCAGCAGTTCGGCGTTCGGTGTCCAGGCGCTGCTGGGCGACGTTGAAGCCGCGCGCGGTGTTGAACATGTCGGCCGCGATGCGGTCGCGCTCCAGCTGCTGCTGGCCGGTGGCAAAGCCCAGGCGGGTGTCGTAGCGCTGGGCCTCCTGCAGGCGTGCCAGGTCGCCGCGATCTGACGCGCGCAAGTTGCTGGCACGGCGGAAGCCGCGCGCGTCCCCGGAGCCCATGATGGCCACGCGCTGGATGGGCGATGTGGGTGGCGGCGCCATGGCGGCCTGCACGCGCTGCATGGATTCGGTCTGCTGCTGGCCGGCGAGGTTGTTGGCCGCGTTCTGGTTCTGCCAGGACGGAAGGCCGCGCGGCTGGTCGCCCAAGGCCGCAGCCTGCGCGCTGTCGGCGTAGCTGTTGCCGCGACGATAGACGCCGGGCATCACTTCGGACGGCGCAGCAGCATCAGGTGGGCCCATGGCGGCCCCAGTCTCTCTCGTGCTGTTGGTTACGGAGCTTGCCTGAGTGGGAGCGGGAGTTGCCTGTGCGGAAGGGGCCACGGTAGATGCCGAAGCCGGGGTCGATAACGCTGCCGCGCCCCCTGCCAAGCCAGCGCCGGATGCCCATCCACGCGCAGCATTTGAGCCGGAGTTGATGGCGCCACTGATCGCCCCGCCTGTGCGGCCCACAACGGACAGGGAACCACCCAGCGCACCAGGCATGGCATTGGCCAAGTTCGACAGATTGCGCCCCACGTCGGTATTCATGGCGCTGTCCTGGGAGCCGTCGGCTACCGGCGCCTTGGGGTAGCTATCCGTCGGGATCTGGTCTTCGGGCCGGCCGCCGTTGGCGAAGAACACCTTGGGCTTGAAGCCGCGCGGAACCCAAGCCTCTTCAGCAGCGGGTGTGTGGGTGGCATCGACGGCCGCCTGCAGCGCGCCCGCGCCGCCCATGGCGTGGACGGTATCGGGTGGGAGGACGAACTCGCCCGGCTTGAACATGCCGGGGATGGAGTCGGGCGCCTGGTTCTGGGCCTGGGCCTTTCGCGCCTCCAACACCGATGTGGGGCCGAAGCCGAGGCCGGGCCCCGGTTGACTCTCCTCCTGCTGCCCACCGCTACCGCGCGGCCGGAACCCCAGGCGTGGCTGATTGGCCAGCGCGTTGGCCCTGACCTGTTTCATTTTCTCGGGATCGAATCCACGCATGCTTTTCTCCTCCTGCTCTCACAGGGAATGGACGACCGTGACCTGGGGTTCGTCGTGGCGCGTGCTGCGCCGCAGATCGGAATCGGGCCGCATGCCGAAGTAGCGCTCGAACACGGCATAGGCCTGGGCCGCGCGCTCGGGGTCGAAGCCTTCGGAATCTGGCTGCCCGAAGCCGCGATACAGGGCCCAGTGCACAAGGTAGGGGTGGTGGGCTTCGTGGATCTCCGGCTCTTCCACGGAACTGATCAACGCAGCCAGCGGCAGGCGGTAGGCCTCCAACTTCAGCGTGCCCGCCATGCGCGGGACAGGCGCCAAGCGCAGCCGCTTCTCGGTCTGGATGGCATACCGGGGCATCCCTGCGGGGGCGTCGCGCCAGCGCGGCGACTTCTGGTCCAAGTACTCGCGCGTGACCAGGTCGAGACACCGCCCCTCCTCACCCGTCGCAGGGACGAAGCGGATGTCCGCGATCTCGTAGACCTTCGGATGCAGCTGATAGTTGACCTGGCCCGCCACCGCAGGGATCTCGCACAGGCCCGGCGTGAAGTCGTCCAGCAGCAGCCGGCCGCGCACCGCAGCCTCGGCCTGGGCCTCGTTGAGCCAGGAACGGATGTCGTCCTGGCTCCAGCGGAATGGCTCCAAACGGTCGTCCGCATCGCTGCGGAACTGGGTGACCAGCTGCTTCAGGTTCATAGCGGGCCGTACTCGTCAATGAAGGCGAAGACCTTGGCGCGCATGTTCTCCAGTGTCATGGTCTTGGGCACCACCTGGTTGTAGGTGTCCTTGGCGAACACCTGCAGCCCGTCCTTGTCCATGTTGGAGACTTGATCCAGCAGCTCCTGCCGACGCATGTCCTTGGCACGCTGCTCGTCCTGCAGGCGCTGTGCCTCGGCAAGCTGGGCAGCCGTATCGTCCAGCGGAGTGCCGGGGGCCAGCGGCTCGCCCTGGCCCGCGCCAGCCCCCTCGACCACGGCCGCGCGCTGGAACAGGTCGCCATGGCGCAGGAAGTTCTTGGCAATGGATGCGGGAAGGCCGCGCACCTGTTCGGATTCAAACGACAGGCCGGTGCCATACAGGCGGTCGATGTACGAGGGGCGGCGCCCGATGTACTGGACCGCGACTTTGGGTTCTTGGTTCATCTTGAGCCTCTGCGGTTCATGCCAGCGCGGAAAGAGGCGTCGCCGCCCCTTTTGGCCGCGCGGCGGGGTCAGTCCGCGCCCAGGCCTTCGCCGTGGACGATGAGATCCAGGTAGCCAGCCTCGGCCACGGCCGCGCCGGTGATGGTCAGCAGCAGCGTCACGCCTGCAGGGAACTTGGCCAGCTTCTTGGTCAAGTTCAGGCGCAGGTTGGCAACAGCGGCCAGGTCGATGCCGGCGCCGAAGTAGTTGGCGGCCTGGGGAAGCTCGGGCCGGTCCACGCCGTCGGTGTACTCGAAGCCCAGCGAGGCAGTGACGCCCGTGCCGAAGCCGTTGGACACGATCAGCGACACTGCCTCGACCAGGAAGCCCGGCTGAAGCGTGTTGATCTGAACGACATCGTTGACGGCCAGCGCCGCGATGGCGTTGGAGCGCACGGGGATGCCCGTGGCGCCCGTTTCCAGCACGCTGCGGATGGTGGTCACATTGCCATAGGGACGAGCGCCGCCGAATTGGTTGCGGTCGGCGCCGAGGATTTTGATCTTTGCCATGATTGGCTCCTTTGGAAGTTCAGGAAGCGAGACAGGGGGCCGCGCCCCCTGCCCCAGGCCTTACAGGCTGCGACCGAAGATCGGCACCACGGTGTCGATCACGGTGGCGCCGTGGTCGGTGAACTCGACCCGATCACCCATGTTCACGGCGAAGCGGATCTTGGAGGCGCCCAGGATGCCGCCGATCAGCGCTTCCATCTTGTCTTCGAAGTCGTCGTCCTGCTCCTTCCAGAAGTACGGCAGGCCGTTGTGGCGGCTCTTGGCGTAGCCCTTGGCCAGGGCCTGGCCACCCAGCAGGATGGCGCGGTCCACGGCGTAGGTTTCACCGAAGGACTGGGGCACGATCACGCCGGCCTCGGTCTCGCTGTCGAACTGGGTGCAGTACTTGATCTCGTCGCCCGCGAAGAAGCGGATGGGCTTGGGCATCTTGACGATGAGCACCCCGCTCCACAGCGCAACTTCGGGGTTGCGGAACAGCGGGTGATCCTTGGCGTTGCGCGCCCGGGCCATGGCCTGGGCTTGGTAGTTGCGGAAGTTCGGGTCGGTGGCGAACTTCTCGTACTGGGCATCCGACACCAGCAGCACCCGGAACGGGCTGTCCTTGGCCATCTCGTCGCCGTCGAACTCCACGGGCGGCGGCGGCAGCACCATCTGGCCGAGGAAGCTGCGGATGGCGTCCACGTTGGACATCTTCATGATGTCGGCCGTGGTCAGGTCCACCTCGCCCCCGTTCGTCTTGAAGCGCTGGACCGAGTCCCCGTCCACGATGAAGTGGCGGTTCTTGGTCGGCGCCTTCACGCGGTTGACCACCACCTTGTTGAAGCGCGGATCCGCCGCGAGAGGGATGCGCCAGGTGATGTTGTCTTCGAAGCCGCGCGCGCCGGCCATGTGCACCAGCGAAAGCTGGTCCTCGTAGTTGTCCATGGCGCTTTGCAGCAGCGGCTTGGCCAGGCGGTAGATATCCACGGGGCTGCGCACTTCGTCCATCACGCCGCCCAGATCCAGCGGGAAACGTGCCTGGTTCACGCGCAGGCGGTCTTCGGAAAGGCTCACGCCCTCGCCGCGGCCGGCAGCGTACTCGCCGCCCATGATGGGGATGCCGCCCACGGGGTTGACGAAGTTGAACTTCAACTCGTCGCCCTTGCCCTTGCCCATGTCCATGGTCTGGACGATGGGCATGGTGTTGCTCGTTTGGTTGGCAATCGAGCTGGCGGCTGTATCGATCTTCGGGAACTTGCCCGTCAGGCGGTTGATGTTGGAATGGCGCTTCTGCGTCGCAGTGAAAACGCCAACGGCTTGTTGCACCAGCTTTTGCTTGTCGCCGGCCGACATTGCGGTCTTGGTCATGTCAGTCCTCGCTCAGTTCAGGTTTTTCGGTTGAGGAACCCTTCGCGCTGCTCCTCCGTGAGGTCGGCCATCGCGTTGAAGAGCTCCATGCCTTCGAGCGAATCCAGCCGCTCGAACAGGGACCCGCCGCCTGGACGGCCGCCCGGAATGTCCGAGAGGCTGTTGGGCACGGGCACTGCGAGGGCCGCCAGCTTTTCCTTGGCGGCCTTGGCCGGGTCGTTCGGGGGATCCTTTGGAGCGGGCGCGGCGGCAGCGGCGGCGGCCTTGTAGTCCTTGAAGAGCTCGATCACCTGCTCGGTGGTGCCACCGTCCAGCACGCCGCGAGCGGCGCTTTGCGCATAGCTGGGCATGGCCTTGAGCCACGCATCAAACTCCGCGCTCTGGGCGATGGAATCCACGTCGGGGTGTGCCGTGTAGATGGCGTTCGTGTGCACGTCATGGGCCGAGGCATGGCGGTGCTGACGCAGCGGAGCCAGCTCGCGCTCGACTTCTGCCTGCAGTTCCGCCTTCAGCTCTGCCTTCAGCTGCTCGCGGGTGGCCGCGTGCAGCTTCAGCATCCCGGCGCGAAGCCCTTCCTCCGAGTAGTCGCCGAAGAGCTCCGGGTCCGCGCCAGCCTCGATGGCCGCGCCTGCCTGCGCCGCCAGCTTGTCTGTCTCGGTCGGGGCTTTGCCGTCGGCCGCGCGTTGGCCCGCCTGCGCCTGCAACTCGGCCAGAGCGGCCTCGGCTGCGGCGGCACGGGCGGTCTCGCGCTCGGCCTCAGACTTCCAGCGCTGTTCGCCCTGGCGTGCCTGTTCCAACTTCTCGTAGGGGATGGTGTGCTTGCCGTCCTTGGCCAGTACCACGGCATTTGCCGGGTCTGGCTCGGCCGGCGCAGCATCGCCCCCGGGCTTCGCTACCGCTTCCACAGCGGGTGCGGCAGGAGTGTTTGCCGGATCAGTGGCGGTCGCTGGCGCGCCGCCGGGTTCCTCGGACGCTGCCGAGGTATCGCCATGCAACCCAGCGTTGAGCATCTGGGTCAACTGATCGGACGACAGTTCGCCGCCCGCGCTATCCAAAGAATCCTGTTGTGATGTCGTCATGCCTGTCCCGCCACATATCGCCGTGGCCGCATGGGCCAGCAATCCGGAGCAGCGCCTGGGCGCCGCGCCATCTGCT